AGCCTCCAGCACCAACTGTAATAGTTAAAGTATTACCAATAGTTGGCGTTTGAGTAGCAGTTATATATCCACCTGCTCCAGCACCACCCCCTGCATGATTTCCAGAACCTGCTGCTGCTCCTCCTCCACCAACAACTAGATATTCAAGACTAACTGTTGTTCCTGATTCTCCTGTATTAAACCACCCACCAACACTGCTATAAGATTCTACAAAACCAGTATCAGTATTATATCTCATCATTCCTGTTGCAGGACTAGCTGGTCTTTGTGCTGTTGTGCCTGCTGGGATAGTTAAAGCACCTGTAGGAGTATCTACTTTTAATACTTGAGTACCATCTGATTGAAATTCAAGTTCACCAGATGTATCAGAAGTAATAACTAATCCGTTAGTTGTATCTGCATTAATTGTTGTTGCCATATTATGCTACCACCCATCGTTGACCAGAAGTTATAGTTACGGCTACACCTGAAGCAATAGTAATTGGACCTACACTATGTCCATTTTTACCTGCTGCTATTGTGTAGCTTGATGTTATTTCGTCTGTATTTTCATATATAGCACCACCTGCGGATGCTCCACCACCACCACCACTACCACCAATAGCTCCCCATGCTGATCCATCATATCCTTCAAAGCTAGTTGATGTTGTATTAAATCTTAAATAACCTGCAGCAGGAGTTACATCTCTTTGTGCATCTGTACCTGCTGGTAATACACCTGAACCTGTAGAACTTGTTTTAGTTACATATGTACCTAAGTCACTAATTTGTGATTCAGTAATAGATAAAGCCGCTTGATGTTGTGTTACACTTGTTTGTGTAATGTTAGCATCAGGAACATTTGCCCAAGTAACAGCAGAAGTTAAATCATTAGTTTCTGTAAATGAAGTAAGATAACCAGCACTTGCATGGTCTCCCCAACTATATGCAGTATTCCAGTTAGTAATATTAGTTGATGTAATACCATAAGCAGGTGAAGCTACAAATACAGGATCTGTTTCTGTATAACTAGTTAAATACCCTGCAGTACTGTGGTCACCCCATCCATAAGCTGTGTTCCAATTTGTTGAGTTATTAGTAGTTGTATACCAAGATGATGCAGTATACACAGGATCAGTTTCTGTGTAAGAAGTTAAATAACTACTTAAGTCTGGGGGAGTATAACTAAATACACCGCTTGTATTATTATAAGATAAAGCAGCAGTACCTACTGCATTAGTTGTTACACTTAAATCTGTTAAAGCTATGCCACCTGCATCTGTATCATTAATCCATTTAGTACCATCATATTTTAAAACTTGACCTGAAGATACAGATGTAATTGTAACATCATTAATATCATCAATAGAATTAATTGTTGTACCTGTTGAATCTGTGTCATTAATCCAAGCACTTCCATTATATTTAAGTACTTGTCCTGATGTTGCACTTGTAATAGTAACATCACCAAGATCATTAACAGAGGCTGATCCTAAACTCAATGTTGTGTCAATATCATCAGCAGGAGTCCAATTTGAACCATTCCATTTAAGAACTTGACCAGATGTTGGTGCTGTTGTTGTTGTATCAACATTAGATAAATCATCAATATCAGCTACAGCTGTAGCAGAATTTTGTGGAGTAAATCCTAAAGCAGTTGTAACGTCTGCACTAGATAAAGTTACAGCACCTGTTCTAGTATTAAAAGAAGTTACTGCACCTGATGCAGAAAAAGCAGCTGCATCCCACGCACTACCATTCCATACATATAATTGATCCCCTGTACTATTCCAATATAAAGCTCCTGTTAATAGAGCATCACCATCATTATCTACTAAAGGTGCAGATGATTTAGAACCAAGATAACGATCATCAAATAAATCATAACTAGCTGCAGCATTAGTTTCGGAAGTTGCTGCATTTGTTGCCGAAGTTGCAGCGTTTGTAGCAGATGTTGCTGCGTTTGACTCTGAAGTTGCTGCATTACTTTCTGAAGTAGCTGCTGCACTTGCACTTGCAGCTGCCGCTATAGAAGAAGCATTGTCTGTTGTAACTACCCATGCTGAACCATTCCAAACATAAAATGTAGTTGTAGTACTGTTCCAGTAAACAGCACCAGTTATTAAAGCATCTCCATCATTGTCTACTGTTGGAGCTGAACTTTTAACACCTAAGTATCTATCGTCAAAGTTATCATATAAAGTTGCTGCATTAGCTTCAGACGTAGCAGCATTAGATTCGGATGTAGCAGCAGCTGTTGCACTTGATGCTGCATTAGTTTCACTTGTTGAAGCATTTGTAGCAGAAGTAGCCGCACTTGTTGCAGAAGTTGCTGCTGCTGTAGCTGAAGATGCTGCATTTGTTTCGGATGTAGAGGCATTAGTAGCTGATGTTGCAGCATTAGTTGCTGAGGTTGAAGCATTAGATTCGGAGGTAGCTGCATTGGTTTCACTAGTTGCAGCAGCACTTGCTGAAGCACTAGCATTAGTTTCAGAAGTAGTAGCATTACTTGCAGAGGTAGCAGCTGCAGAAGCATATGAACCTGCACTACTAGCAGAGGTAGATGCGTTTGTTTCTGATGTAGCAGCGTTTGCTGCTGAAGTCGCAGCTGCCGTTGCACTAGAGGCAGCAGCAGTAGCACTAGCAGCCGCTTCTGTGGCTTTATTACTAGCTATAGTTCCTTCATTTTGGGCATCAGTAGTAGCATCACCTGATCCACCTGGACCTCGATAAATTGCCATTATTAGTCCTCTGAGCTAAAGAATGTTTTTTTCTTTTTGGTTTCTTTTTTGTGTTCTTCTACGACTTCATAATCTGGATGTTGTTTCATAGCCACTACATCATGTTCGGCTGTAAACTCTACTGTATTACCTGTTTTTTTACACTTAAATATCATTTGTATCTCCTAAGTAAAGGAATGTCCCCCAGAACGGGGGACTTCCAAACATTAAGCAGGAACTGCTAATGCAAAACAAGCGTCATCACGTAGTTCTTTAACACCATAGAGAGTATCTGCAGTGTAAAGAGTACCTAAGTATTCTTGTTTATATTGTGTTTGTGAACGAACACCAACTTGTTCAGCTAAAACAGCTGAGTCTTTATGTCCCATTAATGCTACACGAGCAGCACCTGAGCCAGATGTTGTATCACAATTAGAAGAAACAAATACTGGAATACCATAAAGGTTTCCAATTTCACCATTACGGATTGTGTTGTTATTACCTACTTCACCTACAAAGGCTTGTTCAGTATAACGAGCTAAACCCATTAATGTGTTTCTTGCTGATGGTGGGATTAATAAGAAACGTCCATCCATTGGAACATCATTGTCATCAAGACGTTGAATTGTTCTACGGATAGCTGCATCTGTTAAAGCTGCTTCGTTGTTAGAAGCTGCAACATATAATGTTGAACCATCTGAACCAACAAACGCTTTATCATAAGCAGCAGTACCTGCTCCTGCATTAAAACCACGACCTAGTTGAACTAAAGAAGTATCAACTTGTTTTGCTAAAGCATAACCTGCATCGTCTGTGTAGAATCTACGCATAGATGTAAGTGCTTGTACTTCTGTAATATCCTCAATCAAACGTGAGTATTCGTAGTGTTTATCTACGGCTACTTGTACTTCTGTTTCAGTAGCTGCAATCAATGTTACTTGAGTTTCTGCTGCTTTTAAAGAAGCATTGCCACGTGTTGGTTTAGGGATGTGTAGTGTGTCGCCTTTTTTACCCTTAAAAGAGATTTTTTTGAAAAGGTTAGCTGTTACTAAATTCTTTTTGTAAGCAGCAATAACCTCGTCGGACCAAATCTCAGGGATAAAAGTAGCGGCAGTAGTATTGGTTACATGATTTGAACCTAATGCCATAATAATTCCTTTCTAAAAGTTAAATAACCCGTCCTTCTCTGTATGCTGTCATAATCTCTTCAGACATGGAGTCATAACGATCTGGATCGGTTTGCATAAGTTTAATAATATCGCTTCGACGATATTTCTTTTTAGAAACAGGTTCACTTGTAGAACTATTACTACCTACATCTGCAGCTTTTAATTGTTGTTCTCGATCTACTTTAGAAGTTTCAGCTACTTTTTTAGAGATGTTTTGTTTCTCTTTCCAAGTATCTAATAATTCTTTAGCAGAATCAAAATCATAATCTACTTCTGCTCGTGTAAACAATTCAGTTCTAACTCGTGAGGCTTTAATCCATTCAGCAAATTTAGGATCTTGTACTACAGTTTGAACATCAGGAAACTCTTGTTGTATCTTTGCTAGAGTTTCAGAACGTTTCATAGCTTTAGCACTTTCTTTTGCTTCTTTGATTGATGGATGATTCTCAACAGCCTTATTAATTGCTTTTTGTGGATCATCTATAAAATCATCTGGACTAATTGCTTCTGTTTCTTTAGCCGCCTTTTCCGAATCTTTTGTTGTTTGAGTTTTAATAAAGTCGTCTACCACTTTACGTAAGTCACCAACTTCAGAACCTTGCTTACCAATTAACTTTTCAGCTTCTTGGTGCATTGTTACAATGTCTTTTAAAGACTTACCTTTATACTTCTCTGGTAGATCATCTTCTGGCTTTGTCTCCTCGTTAGCTTCAGGTTCTGATTGAGGTTGTTCTGGTGTAGAATCTTCAATCTTTTCTTCTTCTAAACTAGAGGCTTCCAGTTCATTTTCTAAAACTTCATCAATTAATTCTGCCATATTATTTCTCCTGTGCGTTATAGCATTTTAGGAAAGAATTACTAACTCGGCTACGTGTTAGCGTTCTTCTTTTCATCTGCGAGTTTTTGTTTACGCTTTTTCTCCCAAGACATCGCAGCTCCTGGAAAGCTTCCTGAATGACCTTCTAAATGGACACGAGGTGTACTGATAAGTTTATCAGCCTCTTTGCCACAAGAAGGACATGTTAGTGTTTTAGTGTACTCAGTTAATTCTTCAAAGTAGTGATTACAATGAGAACACTGAAACTCAAAGAGTTTCTTCATTTTGTAGTTCCTCGTAAGATTGTTCACTCACAGAATGTAATGAGAGAATCCATTGGAGTATATCTAATTGACCTTTACGTTTATGATATTCTTCTAAACTATCAGTCGATGTTATTTGGTTATAGTTATCAAAAAGATTTTGAGTATCTTCAATAAACTGTTTCCATCCTTTAGAAGCCATCATATCAAATCGAGCTTCATAATACTCTTGTAAATCTTTTTCTATTGCCATATACTAATTATTATAACATAAAATTAAAAGTTTGTCAAGCTATTTCTTTGCCATCTGCAATCTAACAATTTCTTTATTGTCTTGCATATCTTGTTCTTTTAAATCGATTTGTTTTTCTTTAAGCATTAACTCTGCAATTTTAACTCGTCTATCAAACTCTTTAGCAATCATATCGTCTTCTTCTGGTAAGTTTGTAGAAATAGCTGCCATTAGTTTAGCCTTAACAAGGTCAGGTTCAAGCTGTGCTTCCACCATATGTTTTTGAGCCATTGCTTCACGTTCTTTAGCTTCACCCATAGTTTTAGCAGCCAATGCTTGTTCTTGTTGCATTTTAGCTTGTAGGGTAGCTTGTTCCATTTGTTGTTGTTGTGGATTAGGTTGCATTGTTTTAGCAATCTGTTGTTGCATTTCCACACGATTAGGTAGACTAGAATTCTTAACAATACCTAACATTAACACAGGAGT